TTCTGAATCTTCATATATCTCCGCCGCCCCCTCCCGGCCTCCCCCTTTAAAAAGGGGGAGGAGTTGTTGGGTAACATTTTTTAGTATTGTCTTACAAACTCGAAAACTCCGTCTCTTGTTGAATCGTAAAGGACTTCCATCTTCACCTGCCACTCGGAGAATTTCTTCTCTTCAAATTGAATCGGCATTCCGTATGCCTTAATTTTATAGGCAAGCATCCAGGAGAGTTTATTTCCTCCGCGTTTCTGGGCATATATCAGTGCCGCATATTCCTGAAAACTTGAAGAAATCCCTCCGACTTTAAGAAGTTCTCCGGTTTTATCAGCCTCTATGATTTTGAATCTCACAGAATCACCTGATACGAATGCCGGCACCGCAGGAGCGGCAAGAGTGATACCGTAGCCTACGACTTCCGCCGCTGTTGAAGACAAGGTAAGTTCAGCAGATACAGCAAGAGTATCAGCATTATTAAAAGTACCGCCGCTGATATCTGAAAGAGCATATAGGACACCTTTTGCAGTTCCGGTGAATACAAAGACATATTCCCCACCTTTAAGATCAGTGGTTTTCCCTGATGCAAGCGCAACTGTAAGAGTTGTTCCCGATGCACCTTTAATATTCTCCTTTCCTGCAATTTGTCCTGCAGCGTTTGATGCATAAGTCGTTTTTGTGCCCGCGAGCATCTGCTCCATTACCTCGATAGGATATTCCCTGGCAGTAAAACTGCACTCGGAAGAGATCCCGGAAACTTCGCTATCAAGTGTATAAAGAGAAGATCCTCCATTTAATTTCTGGGATTCTCCTGTCAGCTCCAGATTTGCACTTCCTACCGCCTTTAGAAAAGAGAGCGGTTTGTATGTGTTAATATCCAGGAGAGCAAGGGAGTGGATCCCGTATATAGTCTTAATTGCAGCCATTTAGATCCTCCACTCGTCTGTCATGTATTTCAGGGTAATCCCTACCGTCACCGCTACGTATGTTTTCCCGGATTCTTCGTGAAACATTTCAAAATCACCCGGCTCTGTATCTTCGCAGTAACCTCCGATAGTTTTATCCCTGCCGATTGCTTTTAAAACATCATTAAGACATTGCCGCGCGTAAGCGATTGTTCCGATTGCAATAACATCCACTCTTAAAGGGCAACTAATCAGCCATTCGGGTCCGAAAGACTGAGGAACGGATGCTCCATCCTCAAATACATTTACCAGGGGAAGTTCATCATCATCAATATCATACTCGTATGATGATTTCACATTCGCTCCGATATTTGTATCGTATCCGTTTGCAGTGCTTATCTGTCCAAGCTGTACAAGCAGTGCCGCAATTATAGTTTCCCTCTGCATTAAGCCACCTGCAGTTTAAAGATTTTTATACCGGTACTGTGAATCCTCGCCGGTGATGTTATTGTCCAATTTCTACCGTCTACATACACGGCATCCCCTTTTTTAATAGAGTACGCCTCAACATCTGATGCTTTAACTTTTATCTGCGGGCCGGTTGCAGTTACTACACCGGCCCCAGAACTATAATCTTTTGCGTCTTCATCGAAGAGAACCTGAACCGGAGTTTCCGATACTGTCCCGACAAGTGCGGTAACAGCAAAGTCACTAAAAAAAGTATCAAGATCATCTTCCCAGAAAGACATTTATTTAGCCGCCTTTTTGTCTTTAGCCGCCGAATTTTCTTCACTTGAAGCATCTGGAGTTGCATCAAATATCACACCGGACTTTACAAAGAATGAGATATCTCCGTCATAAGAGAATACTTCACCTTTTTTAAAACCTGTCTTTGCTATGATATTATAAACGCCGGCCTCTTTTGTTTTTTCAAGAGCATGATCTCTTGCGGAGGCCTGCTCTTTAGTTAACTTTATTATACCGGACGAAATAGACACATAATCAGCTTCAACAATATAATCCTTCATAAATCCCCCTTACGCGAGAGTCGCAAGACATGCATGCTGCCAGTATCCGTAACCCACGTTTCTGCTTGTGTTTACGCCGTAAAGGTGTTTGTTGTTGATGAATTCATACTCAGAGCCCTCTGCAATCGCTTTGAATATTACGCCTTCCTCTTCCTGACGGATGAAAGGTTTAACATTTCCGTCTGCCCTGAATGTCGCAAACTTTGTGGTCCAGGTTAGTCTTGGATTAACCGCAAGGTTGATTCTGAAATCCGGAATAGACACGATTGTATTTGTTTTCCCTGATGTAAGAATAGGGTTCGATACTGCCGCTGCCGCTGCCGCATAGAAAGAAACAGGAACCATTACAAGAAATTCGCTGGCGCCTTCGTTCATAGGCTCGCCCTGGTCATCCTTGAATCCAAGTATTGCCTGAATTGTTTGCAGAATTGAGAGTTCCATATCTTCAGGTGACGGCGCGGTTGTGGTTCCGTGCAGACTGCAGGGTAATCCTGATATAGTTATAGAAAGGTCATTGCTCTGTGAACCGGAACTGCCTTCAGCGTGATCCGTGTCAAAGAAATACTGACCATCATAACATACCGCAGATTCTCCCGCGATCATGAGAGTTGAAAGGAGTTTTGCCCAGTGAGCGTTTGTCCTGTCGGCAAGTTCTCTTACTCTTACAAGAGTCTGCTCGGACTTGTCTCGTTTCATCTCTCTGGAAAGAATCTCAAGTGTTGCCTCGAATTCAAGATTCGGTATTTTGATTCCGGCATCGCTGAGACCTTTAGGTTCACGGCCTCCGACCCACTGCCTCATCATAGGAACCTGGCCAAGCCATTTATATTCTTCTGTCGGCTGTGTGGAATTGAAATACATTGATATGTTATCCAGCCATTTTGAGCCGGGATTCTGGTCGAGTCTGGCGAAGAATTCGCCTATAATCGCTCTGCTGCTTAATACTTCTGCACCCATGATATTCCCCCTTATTGTCCCATTTTATCGAGAAGGTAGTTCACCTTCGCCGCAAGACTTGCAAAATTGTTGTTCAATGTAGCCTGTACAAAAGATCCGGTTACATCGGCGATTGTATCGCCCGGAGTGCCTGTTGCGGCTGTAAGTATAGTTTTTATACCGCAGTTAGCATCAAACGCGATTATTCCGTAACCGGTAGATAACCATCTGTGCACATAGCCGATGCGTGTGTTTGATGTTGCAGTCAGAGTAAATGTGTCATCATCTGAAGCATATACATCTTTGCCCACGTCAGTGATTGCCAGGGAGGTAATCGCAAGTTTGATCTTTCCTTTTGAAAGAACTCTTACATTGATGTCTCCTGCAGATCCTGCGCTGTTATCAGCTTTTTTCTCTGCAAATCCTCTGAAAGGATCACCTGCAACAAGCGGTCTTGCGTATCCGCTTGCGTTATCCCCTACAGCAGCACCTTCGTAGATGATGTCTGATGCTATTACAGGGAATTCGTTTATATCGCCAAGTTCGTAAGTTCTTGCACTGTTTGCCGCTAAAGTTGTCATCTAACAACCTCCTTCTTTGTCTGAATTTTTACTGCACCTTTGCTGTTTGCTTTCATAAATGAAAGATAGGCTTCGAACTTATCACCGAATTCCGCCCTGAGTTTTCCGTCTTTCTCCCATGCTTCTTTTGCGGTTTCTTCTATCGGTTTATTGTCAGATCCTGCCGTACCTGTCGCATCATCTGATGCATCTGCATGATCAACACTTTCGACTGAATCAGCCCTAAAATCATCACCAGCTGAAGCGAGGGCTTTCTTATTTTCAGAGTTGATCTTAATCGCGGCTTCGCCTGGAGTTGTTTTCCCGTCAAACATCATCTCATTGATGATCTTTTCGTGTCCCGGCATCAGCTGGTCCGCTACTCCTTTAATTCTATCCCTTTCTGCTGCAGCTGCACTTTCCCTGATGATCTGCTCGCCCTGAGCGTTCTCATCAAGAAGTTCTTTTTTTATAGCCGCAAAGAGATCGGAGTAATCTTTTTTCAATATTTCTATTGTCAGTTCCACTTTTTTCTCCTGGTTATTATTAGTTTTAACTACCGCATCAGCACCGGATGCAGTCTGTTGTTCATTTAACTGAACGGTCCCTATTATTTTTTTACTTCCGATATTCACTGCGGCACCGGCAGTGTTTCCTTTTTTCATTTTCTCTATAACGCCCTCAAAGGTTGAAACACCGTCAACCAGCCCGGCATCAATAGCTTCCTGACCGATAAATATTTTAGCATCCGCCATCTGGCTCAGAACAGTTTCAACAGATTCGTTTCTGTTCTGTGCGACCGCTTCGACAAAAACCGAATATAGATAATCGATTCTTGACTGTATGTATTCCTTGTCTTCCGGAGATAAAGGTTTTACATCCGATCCGGCGGCCTTATATTTCCCTGCAAAAATTTCAGTAACAGTTACACCGAACTGTTCATCCATTTTAGAAAAATCATAATGTACTGTAATAACTCCGATAGACCCGATCTGCACTGTTTTTGAAGAGATATAGATCTCCGATGCAGCTGAACCTATCCAGTATCCCGCGCTTGCCATAAGTCCGTCACAGTAAGCAAACACCGGTTTTGAATCCCTGACCGTGTATATATAATCAGCAAGTTCCTGAGTTCCATCAACCGTCCCTCCGGGACTGTCGACATCCAGGAGTATACCGCTGATTTTTGCGTTGTTTTCCGCATGATTGATTTTGTTTTTGATCTCGGACATTGATGTCGCACCGTAGATCACGCGCTCAAACAGTGAAGGAGACTTGGAAAGAACTCCCTTGACCGGAATTATCGCAATTCCATCAATCACCTGGTACGGCTCACCGCCTGAGGAATTTGTTTGCGGATTCAATGCAAGCATCTTTGTTTCAAGAGCTTTAAGATCAACCTTTGGCCCTTCTTTATGCGATTTCAGTATCTCCATAATGGAAATATAAGAATCATATTTAATCGCCCAGTCCTGATTCATTAGTTTTAACAGGTTCACTCACTCCACCTCCTACTTCTTTTGCGAAAGCTCTCTCACGTCTTATCTGAGCCTGATTTTTACTCCATTCCCCACCGATCTCTACGGTTTCCCGCTGTACAGTCGAAGTCAGATTTGCTATTCTTTCTGTTGCACCTTTTGCGGATTTAAGCGGATCGATGTGTCCCATAGGATCTCCAAACCACTGCGCTCCGCTGTATGCCTTGCGTAGTGCAGGATCCTTTAAAAATCCCGGTGCGCTTATTCTCCCTGTAGCCACTGCCTCATAAATAAACAGTTCGTATGAAGGCTGACAAAATCTTGTCGCAAGCCATACTCTTCGCTTTCTGAATACTCTCCAGGCTTCAAGGAACGCCGCCTGTGCTGCGGAATATGATGCGGTAAATCTTTTAAGAAGCAGTTCATATGGAATTCCAAGCGATACTCCGACCTGAGAGAGAATCGAACTCACAAAGGGATCAAAATTAGCATTCGGCCTGCCGGGATTTGCCGTGGTAATATCCTCGCCAGGGAGCAGTCCTACAACCGCACCGTTCCCCAGTGAAATATCCGTGTTTTTAGATTCAGTTACAAACTGCTTTGCATCTTCCGGACTCATCTGTTTTAATATTTCTTCAATGTCAGCTTCAGATTTTATAAAAACTGTAAATGCTGCTGATACAACTGCCGCGGTAAGTTCCGCATCAGTATATTTTTCTATCTGGCGGAGAGGATCTATCACCGGAGCGAGATAAGGAACTCCTCTGCTCTGACCAGGACGCTGTTTGAAGAATAAATGCAGTACGTTTGGCAGACTGGTCCTTGACCCGAACGCTTCTATTCCCTGCCATTTTTTATCTTTTACATATGACGCATTGCCGGGATGGAAATTAGAAAAATGATATTTTTTAGGTGCTCCGGTTGTTTCTCTTTCAATTCCAAACGCCAGAGTTTCTGTATTACGCTTATTATCCGGATTACTGCATCGATCCGCTTCAATTATCTGCATTTTCAGGCTGTAAGGATTATCTCCACGTTTAAATCTGGGAGTAATTATAAAGCAATCACCTGATTCAAGCGTTGACCTGAAGGCAAGTTCCTGCATTTCATAAAAATTAAGCGTTCTTTCAACGTCGCATTCAAGGGTATCCGCCCATATAGAGAACTCGCGCTCTGCGTTTCTTTCCCATATTTCGGCCTCATCCTGAGACATTCCTATGTAATTATAGTCAACTCTTGCATCAAGACTCAATCCTGACCCTACAACGCTGGTTACGTTGGTTTCAATCGCTCCGGTTGCTATAGGATTATTGCGTATCATGTCGCGGCTTCGTGCCTGAAGAGTGTCAAGTTCATCTTCGAGAGTGGAATTCACATCACTATTCTTTGGCCTGAAACTGTTCAACGACCGCTTGCTTTTTGAAGATCCTGTATATGATTCAGCGATTGCAAGTGCAGCACGTGCCTTGAATCTTTTCTGTGCCTGGACAGGTGCGAAGTATTCGATTGCCCTGTCTACGATGTTTGTTTTTATTTTATCCATTTATAGTCCCGGTATAAATACCCTTGTTCTGCCTGAGAGCCTTTTAACCTGGCTGTCCCAGTATCTGATCTGCTGGTTTACATTTGCCAGATCCGCGCGTTTCATCTTGCGTCCGTCTATTTCGTATTCCTGACCTGATGCAATTTTTGTACTTGCATCCAGCCAGACTGCGAGTTGGGCCTCTGCCTGTGTTAATGTAATTCCTGCCATTAAAACCTCCGGAAAATAAAAAAGGCCTGCATACAACACCGCGCTCCGTTTGGATCGGTATCATATGCAGGCCTTAGTTTCGGTACTCTGCACCCAGAAGGGCTATGTATTTGTGTCTCTCAACTTAGTACTGTAAGAAGCATATGCAGGCTTTGGTATATGTACTCTGCACCCACGCGGGGATTATATGCCTTAAACTTAAGTAATCCGTCTTGAAACAGTTATCTTTTCTTCGTTCTCCATTTGCGTATAACTTAATGTCACAAAACCGGAAGATTGACCAACGTTCACATTTATCTCCAGCTTTCCTGCCATTAATCCATAAAGCTGGAATATATCAATGCTTTTCTGAATTATGTCACATAAAATTTCATTTTTTTCAATGGATTTTGACATTTATTCTATACCCTTGCTCAGTATTCTTCTCTGGTAAGATGGTGTTGATTTAATATTCTGCTGTTTTTCAGTTATTCTGCTTTGGAATTTCACCACATATTTATTAAGATCGTCCCTGGTTGAAAATTTTATTCTTAGCGCTGCAAAATTATAACACAGTAAATCCCATGCTTCATTTCTGGCTCTTATCTTAGTCCATTCTATTTTATTCTGGCCGTGATATTTCTTAAATATCTTTTTTTCTGCTCCAAGTTGTTCGCAAAATTCAAGATCTACTCTGTCCGGAAGATGTATATATCCGGGTCCGGGAGTGGATTTATTTAACCTTGCTTTCATTGAGTCTTTTACTGTAAAAGTACCAACTGTATAAAGATGTATCTTGCCTTTATTTTTTGTTGATGGGCGATTAACTGCAGGTTTACCAACTCCATCATCTCCTTTTATTGCATAGACTCCTTCACGTTCTCTTGATTTGACAAAATTATATACCTGTTCTGTTTCATAACTGGAATCCATTGTTGTTTTATCAATTCTGATCAATTCTCCAGCTTCATGATCGTAAGTAGTTTTTCTGAAATCATCATACTTTTTCCAGACTCCCTCAACTTTATCGGCAGTATCAAAATCGCTTATCTGCCCGAATGCAAGCTGGTTCACATCTGTTTTTGAGAGGTTATGAGTTATAGCACTTGTATCACCATATCCTATCCAATGCTCCATGATCCACGCCTCTTCATCCATTCCCCAGGCTACCGTAAGGGCTTCAATCCGGTCTTTCTGTATATCCGCAGCACAGGTGATATAGCATGCTTGCCTGGGAACTACCAGATTATATACTTCTCTTCTCAGATAAAGATCATTGCTGTTTATTTTTTCAGACTTTTCCTCCCAGCATTGTCCCAGTTTAAGATTAACAAAAGTTTTTAAATCATCAGAATCATCTTTGCATTCTAAAAACTTTTTTACAATCTGGGCCATTGTCTGCCAGGGAGAATATATCGCACAAAATTCACCAAAACCGGCTATCCCGTTAAAAGGTGCAGTTGCCCTCCATTCGCCTTTTTTAACCATTTCATTAATCTGATAATCATTTATTAGACTGCCACATTTAGGGCAGCAATAGTGAGCCGTATCCGGAAGATGATCCCCGTTTTCGCCTTTATCCCAAACAACATTTTTCTGTCCGTCAGGTTCCTCCCATCTTAGTATTATAAACTCTTCACATTCTGAACAAGGTACAAAATATTTACGCTGATCTGATAGTTTATACCATTTTTCAATCTCAGATATACCGGCAGTGCTGGGAGTTGATGCTAAAACCAGCTTTCTGTTAAAATAATTTACTGTTCTTTGTTCCGCCAGCCTCACAGGAGATCCTTCTTT